GACCTATTCGAGATCAATGGCCTCCAATCAAGCATGCAGACAATGGTAATGTCCTATGTCTCTGAATGAAAGTGATGCTGTTCAGAACGAACGCATTTCAAAAGTCGAAGAGCGTATGCTCATGATGGAGCAAGCCGTTCTTGAAATGAGAGGAATGGCGAAAACAATCAAATTAGTTGTGATCGCATTAGCTGCTTCATTCGGACTCGATGTTCATGGAATGCTTTGATTTCATTGCCAAGTCGTATGGTTCTAAGAGCTCTAAATTGTCAATTGGTAACAATACACAATAATAATGATGCATAATATCCCCAGTCCACCATGCGGCGTGTTCCCATTTTATTTTCAGACAATGGCCATGGTTAGAAGTCCAAATAATTTTGACTTGTTCACACTCTTCAAGAGATTCTAAAGACCATCTGTATTCCTCATCATAATTAACTAACTCGTCATCCATAAACATTGATCGCTTTTGAGTCCATTCGTCATGTTGAGGATGGTGTTTATTGTAAAACTTCTCAGTCCAAGTTTCTCGATTCTTTTGGTAATGATAGCTATAACCTTTCATTCTTTCACCTCGATCCAACATGGTTCAAGTAACCAGTCGCCAAAAGAACCAGCACAATCAATTAACTCTTCAGCAGAATACAAACCAGCTTCATGAGCCCACTTGGTATATCCTGCTCTATCAGGTCTCCAGAATACTAAATTAGAATTGTTGTACCAATCCGTGATGAAAGTTTCATCGTCTTTAACTGCAAATGTAGATCGCTTCAAACAAATAATTCGATACATACGAACTTTACTCATTCAAAATCCTCCAATGTCATCTGTTTGCGAGCATGCTCCATTCCAAGAAATTCTAATTGCTGAGCGTTTTGTCCGTCGCATATCTCGGGATGTTGTTCAATAAATGCGGCTAGATACTTAGCTGTCTGAGCCCATTTGATTTTATCTTGCATTACTGATCCAATATCTAGGTTATCTGCATAAGCTCTGAGGCTAATTCTAATCCATTGGCTAAAGTTATCCATCCTGTCTGCAATTGATGCAGTAGTTGGGGTCAAAGAGATTGTTTTCTGTACCTTCATTGTTCCACCTCATTGTTTACAATCCAAACAATCCATTCACCATCAACATATTGTTGTCTTAACTTCATTGAACGCGCCTCCTTCTTGATCTTCTTAATCAAGCACCATTCAGGTGGGCAATGCTGTAAGCATTGGTTGCATTTGCACGTCGAGCCGTATCTATTAGGAGTTTTTTCGTCCATGATCTTCCCATATGGTTCTACCATATAAGGGTACGTACCTACTTATGAAAATAAAATCAAAAATTGATCGTAAAGTCGGGCTTCGCCCTCCTAATCTACGCAAGCCGACGGCATGCGGACATCCCGCTAACCCTCCGTAGGAGTGTCGGCGCTATAAGTCCGATGGGCGGCTACGCCGCGAAGATGGGAGTTGGAGGAGGTAAAGCGATGTAATTTTTGCACCAGTTTACTTTATACACCTGTTTTGCTTGGGATGATCATGGCAAAAGGTTCATCCGATGTTATTTTGAGAGACAGACTTCAGTTTGATATAGACGATAATGGTGCAACAGCATTAGTTTATGGTAGAATTGACTTATCCGACTACGTTTCAATTGTTGAAAACAAAGGGCTTGCAATTAAAGAAGTTCGATTTCAACTAAGAGCTCCACAAGCAGCTCTTGGTGATTGGCCACAATGGATGATTGATTTAAACGAAACAGGTTCCGATTCTGCAACCGTCAAGGTCTTTGCTACTACAACGGCTTACGAAAATGTTGCTGATGTTGGTATTGGTTCGCCCAATGTCCTATGTGTCATGAATCGACAATGCACACAATTGGCAGCTGGTGGTGCTCCAATCGAAACTAATGTAACCGAATACACTTGGTTTGGTACTCCTGATCTTCACCCAGAAGGCTATGATGTTGTTACAGATTTGCTTGTAGGTATTTCAGTCGCAGGAGCAACTCGTTCAAATTTGGTTAATCAAACTCAAGAAATTGACATCATGCTTATCGCTGAACCAAAGAAGATTACACAACGCGACATGACTCAAATGCTCACACAGGCACAAGACCTCTGAGGTGGTCTTAGTGGCTAGAAGCAAAACAGAGGCGGCGGCATCAAAAGTTGAGTCCGCTGTCGCTCTTGGTGGTTTAGGAGCTTCACTTGGTGGTCCCCTAGGTGGTGCCCTTGGTGCTGGAATCGGACTTATTATAGGAGATGGAGAGACAGTGTTTCCTCTTGACATGGTTGCTATTCCCGCATACCAAGCATACATGATTCAAGGCTCTCCATCTCTACAGATCTATATTCGTGCAGGTGAGACATTAATGCCAACTGGCGGAAATGTCAAAGACGTTCAAGAAGCCATGCAATCGGAAATAATTGCTGATAGTATGCTTGAGGGCGGGACAAACGTTAGAGGTAGAAAAAAGAAAATTACTGCCTATCAACGTAAGTACAAGAAAGCATTTGCTAAGGTCAAGCCTAAGCATATGAATAAGAATGGAAAATGGAAGAAAGGTGGATTTAAGGCCGCTGTCAAGGCCGCTCATAGGATGTGCAAATAATGCCAGTTACGATCATAAAGGAAACTATTGAAATTGATTCAATCACTACAGATTCAGATGGAAGCGCATTTATCCAAAAGCGAATCAATCTAAGGGAAGGTCAAGTACACAATTTGATTCAAACCGATATTTTTCAAGATACATTTACGTATTTTGGAGGTCCTGTTATTGGTGAAGTAGTCATTTCACCATATCCTGCGATCCCAACAAACATGTTGTTTCAAGATTCTCCATTGCCAGCTACCAATCGTTACTCAAGTGCAGGTGATGATTCAGTTTTGTTCAAGTCAAACTTTTTGCTTGAAGATGGGAAACCTAGTGATATTAATCAATTCCCAAGCCGTCAAATTGCTGCTAACCAAGCGTTGTCCTTTTACACAGATCACATTTACATCTCAATGCATCTTATGGCAACAGAGGACACCGAACTCAAGAATATTGCATTTTCGTTCATGTTTACCATGGATAGCAAAAATGTCTCAGTTTTGACGCATAGTATGGGTGTTTTGGCCGAAAGTCATGATGCAATGTGTTCATTATTGATGTCAAATGGGCATATGGTTAGCAAAGCAGACCTACGCGGTAACGTATTTCCTATGTGGAGATTCGGCGGTATTCGTCCTGAACAGACACTTTCACCAAGTGCAGCTGGTAGTTTCTTCTTGAATGTGCCATCTGATGATTCAGAATTAATGCTCTCTGCTCCTGCAATTAGAAACTCAGTTGCTGATGCTCGTACAATGGGCGCGTATGATGCCGCTTTCGGTGATCGTTTCCCGGATTGGTGCCGATTTGGATTGAACGAAGGTCTTGTTTCTGGACCTATTCGAGATCAATGGCCTCCAATCAAGCATGCAGACAATGGTAATGTCCTATGTCTCTGAATGAAAGTGATGCTGTTCAGAACGAACGCATTTCAAAAGTCGAAGAGCGTATGCTCATGATGGAGCAAGCCGTTCTTGA